CGTCTTCCGTAAGAAGGATGTTGCACGCAAGAACATCGAGTTGCAGATGATCTTCAGCGATGAGTATGTCCAGATGATTGATAATCAATTTGCTTGGAGTACGCACCCATTCGCTAAGCGTAACAACCTTCACAAGGGCGCATTCGACGCAGCTAAACACCGTGTAGAGCGGGACAAGTCGTTTATTCCAGGTGATCCTAAGCACGAAGCTGCATTCGCTAAGCTTCAAGAGCAAGGTGCTCTGCAGGTTATGGCTGAACTGAAAGCTCTTGCTGAATTCGATATGCAGAACGTGCAGCGGGCAGGTCTAGGCGCATTGTATAGTCAGTGGATTCACTCCACCAGTAACCAGCGTTTCTATCCCAACAGCTACAACACCGATTATATGGGTAGTAAGAACATCATTCGTGATGTGCTGGCCCTAGCCGATCAGGATACTGTTGTTGCCGGTGATCTCTTCAACGAGAAGAGTATCAATCGCATTAAAGAGCTAGCCAAGACCTTGAAGGGTGGGGGTGTTGCCGTTCAGGAACGTATTGAGGCGTTGTCTCCAAATGACCTCGGCGCTATTGGTGCCATGCGTAACGCTGTCATGTACTACTACACAGCCTTGGAACCATCTGGTCCTAACGTTGTGAAGATGCTCCCAGCTGATGTTGTTCAGCTGTATACTCCGCAGATTGGAGCCCGTCTGGCAGAATTGGGTAGGCACTACAATGCCTATCTGGCTGATCCGACTATCACCCCGGACAACGAGATGATGGCACTGTGGGCTGCTACAGAGAAGGGCGAAGCTCTTGGTACTTTGAACCTGTGGGACGACTTCTTCAAGGCTCAGACCATGAGCAAGATTCCCGCAACAGAACGACACTCGTTCGCACTGACGCACCACGCAATCTCTGACGGTAATCAGAATGGTATCTTCCTGCAGTCGTTGTTCTATGGTCTGAAGGGTTCTCGCGACTCCGCCACCAATATTGCTCGTCTGTATTCACCCAATCCAAACATGGATGACATGCGGGTATTTGGTATGGACACTATGATGGCCAACCTGCGAGATATGCTTCATGATGATGAGGGCAAATCCAAAGGGTGGGCATCGTTTTGGAAGGAAGCCATTGATAAGCACCCGGACGGTATGGCTGGTGTCTCGAAGGATTTCTTTAAGAAGCCGCTGATGCAGAACGCATATGGCAAGGATGCCTCTATGTTCACTGATGTGCTCATGGAGATGATCGAGGCTGACGAATTTTATGCTGCACTCGGAGACAAATACCTGTTTGGTAGTGGCGGTCCTTACGTCAGCTCAATCGAGGCAGGTACCGACCTGTCCTCTGCTGTGGAGATCTCCTTGCGTAAGCTAATCGATAGCGGTTCTGTTAACATGATGAAGAACATTGGTCGATTCTCTGCTGTGCTGAATCAACCGATTAAGCTCCCAGGCATTACCAACGACACGCTGGCTATCTCCCCTGTCGGATCCGCTCCGGTGAATCTGTCTGCGGGTGGGGGTTCCTTGTCCCGCGTTAAGGCAGCTGACGGGTCGGAAGTCCTTATCAAAACTCCAAGTTATCTATCAGATGTTTTCATTGATCCGAACACCGGAGAGCAAACGGAATTGCCTACCCATAGGGTGGGTACTATCCCAGCTGCTTCGCGTGGAACTCAGTATTTTTGGAATAGAAAGACCCAACAGTGGGACGAGTTCCATAACGCACTTGGCACTATGCAGAGCCGACAGTTTGCTGTGCTGATGATCCAGGCGCTTGACGGCGATTTGGTGAAGATGACAACGGTGGAAGCCAACAAGCGGCGTATCGGTGGTAGCAAAAAGAAAAACCCGTGGCCGGTCATGTTTGTTCATGACTCGATCATTGGTACTGCCGGTAGTTCGCTGCTGTATGACCATGTGTATAACAACGTTGCAATCCCCGCAGCGATCCCGGCAATGGCTTCTATGGGTATGCGCATCCAACAAGCAATTCACAAAATGGAACATGACGAAAAGAGTCGTGTCGTGAATCGTGGTGAGCCTGTCAGTATTGGCGCTGTCGGCGAGTATCCAGCCCTTGGAGCTATTTTCGACGAGATTTTTGAACGTTGTATTGTTCTCGGCAAGCCTGAGGATTACAAGGTTGGGTCCACCAAGATGCCTAATGACTACAAGGCATCGTTCCTGCGTCGTGAGCGTACCAAACAGGCAGCTCGCAAGAAGGAGCAGCGTGGTCCAATGTCTCGCGAGAAGCAGTACGCTGCCTACCTCAACCAATCGGAGCAACACTTCGAGCAGTCGCCTGAGGGTAAGTGGGAGCAGAAGTTGGCCAATATGCAGAGCGTTCTTGAAGACGCCAAGAAGCTTGGGTGGGTTCACCCAGGAGATATGCCTAATGCTCAACGCGACATGATGGCTATCCCTGCAAATAACTTCCCAAAGATGGTTGATCTGGCAGCTGAGTATCTGCGTATGGGTGATATGAAGCCTTGGACCAATGATTTCAAGCAGCGTGTCACCAATGCATGGAATAACCTCGGCCTGATCCAACGCAACTATGGTGGTGGCTTGCAGATGGGTGCTGGCGGCGGTAAATCCGCTGACAAGAAAGGCTATAACCCTGTGCCTATTCCTGAAGCAGACCGCAATAAGCAGCGCAATGTGCTGTCGAAGCCTGAGACTCCGCCTGTTCCGACAGATAACGGATTCGATCAAGCAATGCCGTTCTAAATTTAAAACCCCCGTTTACTCATAAGAGTATTCGGGGGTTATTATTTCAGATCTGGAATTGCTTCTTCTGATCTCTCATCGCAGCTGCAATGGTTGCATGAGCGGCAGAGGCATGAAACTCTGCAAGCTTCTTTGCTTCCTTTTCATCCATGCCGGACTTAATGTAGCTGTCTACATTCTCATGGTACATCTTCTTGATGGCGGCATCGTTGATGTCCGGAGTGTAGGCCACCTTAGGATCAAGTCCCATAGTTTCTACAACATCCATATCATCAACAGTATCGTCACCCTGAAGGGCGAAGATGTTGTAGTTAGTTAGGGCGAGGCTTTTATTGGCCATATTACTTTCCTAGCGTGGCGCTAATTTTCCACTTCATCTTAGTGATAGCTGCACAGTAGTCACCGAGGACAGTCTCAAGTGCAGGAGGAGAAGAAGCGTACAGGGATTCGGCTTCAATAAGAAGCTCGTCAAGATCAGTTGACAAAGACTGAAACATCGCTTGGACGGAAGCACCCGGTGCATTATCCTTGATATCAGCCGTCTTACAGATATCCATCAGTGTGAGCTTGAACATATCGCCGCCCATACGGAGTTGTTCCGACAGACCATCGTGCCATTCCCAGAGCAGATCATATGCTTCCTTGAACAGGCCGTGGTACTGATCAAAGTTAGGACCGATTACATTCAGGTGATAGGTGTGTGCCTTGAAGTAGACTAGGAAATTGTCAGCGATCAGGTTCGTCAGTTTGGCGTTGCTCATCGGTGCTTTCTCTGCCAGTGGCGGTTTGTTCATCATTGTCTGTCTTCCCTTTCTTGCCGAAGATCAGGTCGAAGTTCTGATCAAACTTGGCTTTGTCAGTGGGGCGTTGGGTGCTACCTTTGCTCATCCATCAATCTCCATATTGTCAGCGAAGTCGGCGTACTCTAGGTTGTAGCTGCCAGAATACGGGTCATAGTTGGTTTCGTCTACCGAGTCGTCGATATCCATCGGCGGATCCTCTTCCATTGCTTCCAGTTCAGCAATCAAGAATTCGTTAAGGGACGTCAGGCTCTCGGTTTGCTCTTCAGCAAGATATCGGGGGATCATAGAACAACCTTCCAGTCATCAGCCAGTAGATCGGTCTGCGAAGCAACCCAAGGAACAAGACTACCGTCAGCAGTCTTCATATCGATGTGATCTCGGTAAGTTGCTTCCGTACCGTAGCCTAGATGGGTCAGTAGTGGTTCTCTGTTAACGTTGAACTTACCACCACGTACCAGATAAAGATACATATCCTTACCATTCCACCCATTACGGGCTACCTTGTTACCAACCTTCAGATTGGTCAGTGCATTTTGGAAGTCCATTAATTATTCCTGTTCCTTCTTACCGAAGTAACGATTGAACATATCCTTAATGAATTCCCAAGCCTTCATCCAGAAGGGCGCGAATGCAGCGCCAATAGCGATGCCAATGATTAGTTCCATGTTGTACTCCTGTTACTGGTCTGAGTGGTAGGATTCGAACCTACGACCTCCCACTTCCAAAGAGGGCCGTCTGACCTGACTGACAATACACTCAGTTTGTTTGGTGCTGATTGTAGGACTCGAACCCACCACCTAATGCTTACAAGGCAATTGCTCTACCTGATGAGCTAAATCAGCGTTGTTTGGTGGACCGTCAAGGAATCGAACCTTACGGGGCCGAAGCCAACGGGGTTACAGCCCGCGCACTCTCCATAGGTGTCTAACAATCCAAATAAGAAACCCGCTTCGCACGGGTCTGTCGGATTACGCCGACTCGGTCCTAAGGTAGTAGGATTCAGGAATCCTTCTTTGCTTGCCTCTTCAGTTTCATCTTGGCAGCGACTTGCTTAAGCCGCTCAGACGAAGCACTGCGCATGGCAGCGTCATGATCGCGCTTCTTCTGCGCATCAGTCTCGAGGTCACGGAAGTACATGTATGGTGCTCCTTAGGGTGCGTTTCTAGTAGGGACCGGCTGGCTTCTTACTGACCCGGCTTTCTAGGTCAGATATCTTTAACAGCTGGATACCTGGTAGTATCTCAGTAGCGCAGAACAGTGAGTGTAGCGGTGATCTGGTAGCCAATATGTATTCAATACCTTCAGCCACAAACCACCGATACATCTGCCTGAGCATCTTCCTGTTGACTTCACCTTTAAAGCCACTCAGGAACACTGTATTGCTGGACAGGAATGTTACATTGATGATTGCATCGTAGTCCGTCACATACATTACAGCAGACTCGTCTTTGTAGAGTCGTAGTGTCATTGATGTAATGGTGGACTTAAGCATTTGTGTACTCCGTTAATGTGTACGTTGAAGATTATGTTATTGGAAACAATATTTCTGTATGATTCCACATAACCCTTCATCTGACGCAGTGTTTCGTCGATAGCAATGTCAACTTCCTTTTCAAGGTTATTCATTAGTTGCTGCTTGAGGTTCTTGCGAACCCCATCTAGCATACCCTTATGCAGAACATCAGCAAGGTTCTGCTCTGTGTAGTTGTTGATAGCCATTAGATTGCGCAACCACCAGCCGTGCAGGCCAGGGTCTGAGCTCCTTCAACGTTGTCCTGAAACTCCAGGAAGTTATTCCAATCAACCTGAGGCATCTGAGCGACACGACGGTTGAAATCTTCTTCGGTGCAGTCCTCATAAGGAGCTTGCTTATAGGTACCACCATCATCAGGCAGGAAGCTGATACCAGTACACTCATCGAAATGCTCATACACCCAGGCACCGACCTCCATCCACTCATGCTCTTTAACAGAGATAGTGACAGAGGGCTTGTGCTCGCACCAGTGGCGCTGGAAGTCCAACCAGATCTCCAAGTGCTGAATGGCAGTCAAGTCATGCCGGGTAATACCCTTAGATGCCAACGGGAATTCAAACACAGTAGTCGAGTCCGGCTTCATGAAGCACGGCTCATGTGGCACACCGCTATTGATGAGGAACTGGGTCAGCGGATCCTTGTTGTCCTGACGAACACGACGAACATAGAACGGAGCATGGCCTGCATGGATTCCGCTCTCAGTAAGGGCCAGCTGGGAGACCGTACCTTCAGGCTTAACACAAGTGATAGCAGTCGATTCGGGAACATTAAGAACACCTGCCCAATAGCGATTCACGGTACGAGCCAGATCACGAAGCTCTTCCAAAACCTCCTTGCGTTGTTTACCAGTCAACAGTTCATTGCTCATGATACCAGTAATAGACACGCCGAGCAGACGTTCTGCCTCGGTATTCTCACGCCAGATAGGACGCAGATACGGGAAGTTCGTAAGCGTGCTCTGCATGGTACCGAAGATAGTAGCGATGGTAACCTTGCGGCGAAGGTCATGCCTTGTATCACTGGCTCGAGCAACGACAGTCGAGAGATTACAGAACTGATACGGCTTCAGAATGATTTCGCTGCAGGGGTTGGTACCGTATTCGACGTCGTATGCGCGACGACCCCATTTGCTGGCCTGCTTCTTGCTGGCTTCACGGTTGAAGATACCGCGTTCACCGCTGTGGCTGTTATAGATGTCTAGCCATTCCTTCATGAACTCACCGATGGAAGGCTTTGTGTCGTAGACAGCACTATTATTGGCCAGAGCCCGTTCACCGTGGTTCTCCCACCATGCACCTGCCTTAGCAGTTGCGTGATCGTAGTCACCGAGGTCACCCAGAGAGATCATTGCAGAGCGACGAACACCGCCGACCACAACCACTTCACCGATCTTGCACATAATATCATGTGCTTCAATAGGCTTCAGCTTGCGACCCTGCGCGTGCTTAAACTTATTGATGGTGTATTCAAACAGGCTGACAAGCGGACCAGGACCGGAGGCACGACCACCGAAGGTCTTCAGCGGAGCACCGGCAGGGCGCACCTTAGAGACATCCCAAGTCGGTTGGTAGCCCTTGTAGAGCAGCTCGATCAGCTTGCGGTAGGCTTCACACCAACCTTCCTTGCTGTCTTCAACTACGATTGTAAAGAGGTCGTGTTTGAGCTCAGGGATAACAGGAAGCTTCTCGACGTACTTGTGCTCACAAGAGAAGCCGACGCCAGTACCACACAGCAGAATGTACATTGCCTCATCGAACGAGCGCATGTCATCCACCGGCAGGTACGAACAGTTGTACGCTGCAGCGTTGGTGCGGCGCAGAGCTTCACCGGCAGTCATAATACTGCGCATCGAAGGCAGCGCATCAAGTTCGTTGATATGCTTGTACAGGTCTTCCCAGACCATGTGGTCCTTGGGAAGCTGGCTCTGGAAGTGATCCTGAAAGAAATCGATCCACCGACGAGCGGTCTCATCCCAGTTCTCGCGACGAAGTTCGAGAGGGAGGTAACGGGCATAACGCGACTTTGCGATGAACTGTTGGTACGGGGTCATTGTGATTCCTCTTGTTGTGAATTGGGGTTAGCTATAGGTGCCAGCTGTAAGTTAACTAAAGAAGTACTCACTATCCATGACATCGTTGATATTGAGTCGGCCCAACGGAGGTTGCGCCACGGTAAACGTATCTTGGTGTTGCATCACCTGATCCTGAATGTAGTCGAAGAAATTAGGCACATCATATTGCGCAACGAAAGTCATCTTGGTGACATCCTGCAGCAGCTTCACATCGCAAGCATGAGTAGCGAAGCTATCGTGAACAGCGGCAAAGGTTCCCCCGAAAGCATTAATGGTATTAGCCATATGTGCTGCGTCCATGCTGTGAACAAAGTTAGGACTGATTCCACTCGCAAAGCTGCGACGGCAAGGAACCTTTTCATGGGTGTCCTTAGTGAGTACATCCACCCGTACCACATGCATGATACGGCCATCCTTATTTCCCTTGATACCACGAATAGTTCCTCGTTGCTTACGTTCGTGTTGTAGATACGCTTTATAAACCACAGGGAATCCCGAGGGAGTCATCCACTCGATAACCTTGCGACCACTGTTGAGCTCATGCTCGGCAATCTTCTGCAGGTACTTCGTGGTTTTCAGAGGACCGGCACACACTTGATTGATTGCTTTGATGAGATTGTCAGCAAGCAGTTCGCAATCAGCTTCACTGATATTATACTTGACGGTGAAGCCCTCAACGTGGCAATCATCGTACATGTTCTTTGCAATGCGAGTCTTGCCAGCACTGTAGGCTCGAGTCATAGAACCACGTTTAGCAATACCTTTGCGGATATGCTTCATCGGGATCTGCCGATCTTCGAACCAGTCAGGCATCAGCTTGACCAGATCCTTTGCTACAGCAACGTAGAAGTCATTCTGTAGTGGTGCCGGAACCAACGATACTAGCGCACCAGCTTGCTTGTCCTTCGACATTGCCGCCAAGTGTTGCCAACCGTTGTTGGAGCCATCGATCGGAATCGGGAGCCCAGACATATAGGAGGTGGGATCCTCCAGATAACCCGCGATCTCGTACATTACAGCCAAGAACGCGTAGGGCTTCTCCGCCTCGGAGCAGAAGATAGGTTTCCCTTGAGACAAGAAACGCGAATAGTTTTCCTTCGTCCAGTTGTACCGATCCTTGATCGACATCTTGTCTACCGAGATCGTATCCAACCCTTCGCTTTTCAAGTGCTTCACGTAGTTTGTTGTCGTCCACTTCAGACCCTTCAGTTGATCAATGGTATAGCTCTCATTGTAGCTATTGGCAGCATGCACATATAGCCAGAAGGCACCTTCTTCGCCAACAAGCTTCTTGTCGTTGAACAAGAACAGCGAGCGAGCAATGTCTGAGCCTTGGAACTCGAGGAACGGTTCCGCGTAGTACACACGGCCACGATAGTCGCAAGAGACTTCCTGATAGAACACTCCACCGTTCTCTTGCACCATTTGCGCCTTCGCGACGACCTGATTGTACTCGAACATCTTAGACATCATACGCTGAAGCTTCGCGTCCTTGTTGCCCAGGAACGGGGTACCGTCAAGGTGCTTGAGCTCTGTATCAGGAAGCTTGTTCTGAGACTTATCGAAGTGGTACACATGGATGACACCATCTTCATCAACCAGATTCATTGAAGTCTCTGGCGGATTGGCCATCAGAACTCGCAGAACGTTATCATTGAGTTGCCAAGCCTGAGCTCGGAGTACGTTAAGTGCCCTGACGAACGGAGCGTCAAGGTACTCGTGGAATTTCTTTGCGTTATTCCACCCTTTGATGAATGGCTCCTTCGTGAGGCTCGACCGCAGACCTCGGATCGGTTCCAGAGGCTCAAAACTAGTACCAATAAGCACAGGCTTAACAGCATCGACGTCTCCTGTAATACGCACCATGTAAGGGGCGCGACGACCCTCGTACTCCCGGAAGATCTCGATCAGTTCTGCTTGGAGAAAGGATTCGAGTAGTAGGTCACCGAGTGAAAGGGTAGACTTGATGTTGGTTTCGTCGGCACCAATCTCCCGTGCGAGACGCTTACCGATGAGGTCGCTAGCAAACGTAAGTTTGACAGATGCACTGAAAGTAGACTGCTTGTTTCTGATGCAGTACTTAAGCAGGGTGTTCCAAGATTCACTGACGAATCGATCAATGTGGTGCTCCCAATCCGGGAAGCACGCAAGTAGTCGCGCTCCCTCGTTGTACACCTTGTCGGAATCGGGCACTACTTTGCCTACTTTTTGCGACAGGTACTCTACTGGATCCATGTTATCCTCTTCAGTTAGGGCTTGGGATTATAACCGATTTTAGGCGAAGTCCATCATATCCGACTTCTTCAGTCGGGTAGTTTCCCGGTCATAGAATGCAGAACCAGCATTGCCAGTCTGCCCAGTCTTGCGAGCCTTCAGCACGCGGAACTTGATGGTGTTCTTGACGACATCGTCATCTGACGTCATGTTGCGAGCGAAACCAATGATGTCGAAGCTGATCTGCTTGATCGAGCCTGAACCCTTAATGTCGTCTACAGAAGGCAGGTAACCCTCTTCGAACGGCTTACGCTCGGGGCCTTTACGCAGATGGCTGATCACGCCCAACCAGATGTTATGCTTCTTGACAACCTTCAGTAGAGCACTCATGACGTAGTCAACCGCTTCGTTACCGGTCTTACCGTCAGCGCCCTCCGACACAGCAATAGTGATGTGGTCGAGGAAGATATAACGGCAACCGAGCAGACACAGGTATTCGATCTTATCGATGAGACTGTCATCAGACACCGAACCCTGGTGATCAAGCATAATGCAACGCTCGTCCTTGAACAGCGCCTCGAATGCAGCACGCTCTTCAGCTTCAGAAACAGTTTCATTTTCCAGATTCTTTCGGAGCTTCATACCGATTAGCTTCTCAGCAGTATCACCGATCGATTCCTCAAGCGAGACAATGCCGATCTTCTTGTCGGTGGTATCCAGCAGGTCAAGAATGATTTCCTTGACAACAGTAGACTTACCACTACCGGTACCAGAAGTGAACAGGACGATCTCGCCTTCACGCATACCCTTCAGCAGCGGATTCAGACCACCGATACACTCAGGATACGGATGGGTAGTAACACTTTTCAGTTCTTTATAGCGCGACCAGATCTCCTCACCCTTGACAATGCCCGCGGGGCTGTAGCTGGTAGCATCGAAGACACACTTCATCAACGTGTCAGAGCCATGCTTCAAGAGCACGTCGCAAGGATCTTTCTCAGGGAGCTTCGCGATCTTGACCTTATCGAAGCCGATGATCTTGGCAGCTTCCGCCACGGCTTTCTGACCTGGCTCGTCGCTGTCGAACATCAGAACGACTTCTTCAAATGACCGCAACCATTCGCGCTGTTCCAGAAGGGCGTTCGTCTGACTGGCGCTGGCCAGGGACACGACTGGATAGAACTTCTGGTACTTGTCAAACTGCGCTTGGGAGACAGCCATTGCATCGAGCTCACCTTCAGTGATGACCAGACGCTTACCGCCAGTAGCCACATTCTGACCAAACAACTCGAGGTCTTTACCCTTGGCTTCTCCGTGGATGGAGAACTTCTTGGGTAGCTCTCGCTCCTTGTAACCTACGATAACACCTTTCTTAGTGTACGGATAGAAGTGACTGACGATAGTTTTACCGTCATCACCGTACCTGACACGCACCCCGTAGTGCTCTGCAATGTTCTTGCGGATGTTTCGCTCTTGGAAACCACGAACATCCAGTTCGCCGATCTCTTCCAGAGTCATGAACCCGACGTCATCCTTTTGAACAGTAGCCTTCTTACGGGTAGCTGTAGCTGCAGTCATTTCGTTCCCTTCAATACGAGAGTTTTGTCCACACGAAAAACAATGGCCCCATTCATCTCCGTCTTTGTATGCAAAGGCGTCTGATGAGGGGCACTTAGGGCACGCTTCGTAATGCCATTGGCTCATTGCTGCTCCCGGTTCTCCTTGTTGCGCAGTGAATCCTTGTGGCGTTCTTTGGCGATCTTCTTATTCTGTGTCTGCTTGAATTGCTCTCGATCGAACTTACGTTCAACCGAGTCTGCATCCTCGTCGTTGTCAGACAGAAGCTTATACAAGTCGCGGTGGGTGATCTTCATAAATTACTCGATAGGGTCAAATGAAAGATGTAGCCGAATGAGCTGGTCGATTTCCAGCTTGGGGTAGTTTTTGGTGATCCAGCGCACAGCATCGATACGCTTGTTGAGGTAGCGGGGTAGCTCCCACACAGGATCCACCTCAGTGAGCGCATCTAGCTTATGCAGGATATTGCACTCTGCATGAGACAAGATTGCTTTGGTCTCACACAGCAACACCATCTCGAAGCAGAAGCACTCCTTAGGATACTGTTCCAGCAGCTCGTTTATGTGCGTGCTGCTTGTCGTGTACGTTTTCCAGTCTGAGCTACCGTACCGTTTCGTTCCAGCTTTGTTGAGCCTGTGGAACGCTTTCTTACCGATGTACCGCTCTCCTGTGAGGAGGAAGGTGACTCGGTAGATGAATCCGTGGTAGTCGTTGGGGTCGAAGTCGGCTCCTCCCCATCTCCAGTGTCCGTATCGTCCTTGCATCGGTTAACCCTTTTGGTTTCCATATAGCAGTTAATCGGTAGGCTGTTCAGAAGGATCTGGTCCGTGACATCACGCTCCTTGTGGAAGAGGTAGTCAGTCTCAGCATCATTCCAAGACATCTTGCGAAGGATTTCTTCTTCGCTCAACGGCCTGAGTTCTTCTTCAGTCTCACGCAGGATCAGGCAGTTAGCCGACTGCAGGAAACGTTCGTAGCGATGCGCCGGAGTAGGGTATTCCCCGTCACCGTTGATGGTCCGATTAGTGTGGACCCATTGCTGTAGAATCTCTTGCTTCATTTCACTGAGCCGTTTATTGTGCAGGAACTTAGCGGCTGTAGAATCACCGATGCCTTTCAGACCAGGAATGTTGTCAGCAGACATGTCCCCGGACATCAGTTGTCGGCACATGAATGTGAAGCTTTCCTGCGGTGAAATGAAGTAGTATTCCTCCTTCTTGAAGTTATAGTGCCAACCAGGGATCATGTTGAGATCCTTGTCGATGTGGCAGATGACCGGCAACCTACCGTCTTCCAGTGCTTTGTAGGCGAAGATAGAGCAGTAGTCATCTGCCTCGCCCTTGTGACTCTCAATGAAGTTCTTCCGTGCATACGAGTACAACAACTCAACTCGATCCAGCACTTCAGGATCCATAGAGCTTCGGCGGTTAGCCTTGTACTCAGGATCCACTTCGTATCGGAAGTTGTTGTCACCCTTAACGAACACATAAGCTTCAGGAACTTCTGTGGCGTCTATAATGTATTCGATGTACTTCATCAGGCCTCGTTCGGCCTGCTTCTGATTCGGAGTCACCCACGAAATCAGGTACATCAGCGAGTCCGCATCGATCAATGCCATATCGAACTGCGGGATTTCTTTTGTTACCTTCAGCATCAGTGTACCTCTGCGTAGTTGTTTCCGATCTTCCCGTCACCACCCATACAGGTAACACCGAACCACTTAGGTGCTTCCGTGAATGCTTCAACAGCGAGAGTGCGAACACGTTCGGCATGTTCTTGAGGACACTCCACAGCAAGCTCGTCATGATAATGTAGCAGGAAGTTATGCGGGATACCCTCTTCACGAAGCTTATCTCGCAGATAGACGGCAGCAGCCTTACAGGTGATACCCTCAGTGGTCTGCAGTCGGTAGTTTAGTGTTTGGTGCTTGCTTCCGGTGAAGACAATGCGACCATCGAGACCTCGAATGAAGGTGTTCTCCTCACCAAATCGTGCCTTAGTGGTTTCGAACTGCTTGTTCAGCTTCTCCTTGAGCTCTTTCAGCCCAGGTACCGAGTCAGCAAACATATCGATGGCCCGCTGACCGATGGTTCGATCGCGGACACCACGTAGGATTAGCGAGACCTTCTCTGCCCCGGCACCGAACAGGAACGCATACAGGAACGGTTTCGCCTTATTGCGTGCTTCCTTAGGTGTAGGTTCCGGGTGCATGAACGGGGTCAACACACCAGCGTTACGGGTGTGAACGTCACCTTCGATTACTTCACGGGTGAAGTCTTCATTTCCGATATCATGACACAACCCTCGCATTTGGTTACCGGCCGAATCGGCACCAACCACAACCCATCCTTCCTTCGGCAGAAGGAGGGAACGCATTTCCTCTCCATATAGTGTTCCCACTTTGGGGAGATTAGCAATGACCTCATGTCGGCATCGGAAAGTAGGAGTTCCGATGGTCCACATTCTGCCGTGAAGACGTCCGTCATATTCGATTTCCTTCAGCCAACCATTGAGGATACCGTGTCTGTTACTGACAGACCCGTACTCCGAGACCATCATACCGACCTCACCGAGCTTACTCAGTGTCGATTCGGTGAGCTTGGGCGACTTCTGAACGAACTTGCCATTGATCTTTTCAACGTTCCAGTCGTCAGGTTCCCACCCAATAGAGTAGAGCCATGCCTTAAGTACTTTGTCAGAGGACAGGCGACCGGGCTCGAACTCAATACGACAGAAGGGACCGTCAACCAGACGCTCTTCTGATACTCCAGTGGCGGGATCGATGTCGAACCAGCGTGCAGTAGACAAGGCATATTCACCGTTCTTCTTGAAGACCGGCTCCTTGTACTCGTCAGCCTTATCCTTCTTGACACATACAAGACCGATCTGCGGGTTCACCACAGATTCGATCTCTTCCATGCGCCTCTGCATTTCTTCCAGCAGAGCCCTAGCCTTGACCTCATTAAAACGCCATCCGTATTGGCGGATATCAGATTCAATACGGGCAAATTCCATCTCGACCCACAAACCCTTTTTGAACAGCGGGTTGATCTTCAGAGTGGACCGGGCTTCTTCAACTAGCTTGTGGTATACCTTGACGTTGAGACTGACGTCGCGAATACCATACGTCAGCATCTCTTTGGAGTACCGATCGAACTGGTCGAACTTCAGTTTGGGATAACCCAAGTGGCTACCCCATCCTTCGAGACCATGCTTGTGCGGACGCTTATAGCGGAGCACCATCGACATGATCCAGGTGTCGTAGATCACCTGCGACGGCAGCGGCTTCCAGCCGGTGAGCTTGTAGAGCACCGGGAAGTCGTAACCGATGATGTTGTGTCCGACCAGGATCTTAGCTTCGTGGAGGGCCTTCAGGCCTTCCTTGAGTGGCGGCAGATCCGGATCGTGGTCTGAGTACTGCTTCTGTTCACCGGTGTCTGTGTCTTCGGTCATCAGCAGCCAGACAATGTGAGCCTCACGGATGAATCCGTTTGTCTCGATGTCAAATACGAGGGCCATCTGTTATTCTCTGTGTAGTTTACTGTCCATGAGGACCGCTCCGTACGTGAACGCATAGAAGGACTCCATGATACGCGCCTCTACTTCCAGAGGATCGAAGAAGTAACTCTCCGTGTCGCATTTCTTGTCGTGCCTGTATGGTCCGGCGTGTCGGGGGTCATGGCTAGTTATTGTTTGCATTGCATGGGTCATCTCATGACCGAGCAATTCGACGAACTTCACGACAACGAACGTGTGATCGCTGTCGCGGCTCAGGGTTGGATCGTTGATCTGGATTAAGATACGATCCTCTGTGGTGATGGTCGAACCCAGGTGATCCCCGGGCTCGGCCAATTCTTCGGTACCACAGATGGCTACATGCATCTTGTTCTTGGTCGGCTTGACCCCGAACCTCTTGATGTAGTCGTGGAACACTCCTGTAAACATCGCCTTCACTTCCTTGTCGATCGGGGCAAGGAAAGCAGTAGAGATCGTGATATTATTTGGGAGGACTTTCTTGCGGCGGTTTTGGGATGAAGACATTGGGAGATCCTAGTTCGTGATATTATTTGGGAGGACTTTCTTGCGGCGGTTTTGGGATGAAGACATTGGGAGACCCTAGTTCGTGAAGCTCGAGAGCCATTGACATGATCATAGTTCCAAGATCCTCGTTCTGCGCCTGCAGATCTTGCACTTTGTTCAGCAGATAGTGGTAGAATACGCCCAGTAGAATCAGGGCAGTGGACAAAAGGTAGATCATTCAGGTGGCCTCTTCATGGTAGGGATGCCGTGATCTCGAAGGAATTCGACACCGCGATTGCTGGAATAGTCATTCTCATATACCACCCTCCCAATGCCAGCTTGATAGATGGCTTTGGCGCAAGTAATACAAGGAGACAGGGTTGAATAGAGCGTAGCTCCCTCTGAGCTCT